TTTTATGAGGAGGAAATTCAACCTGCTCAATTACCAGCAGTAACATCAACGGGGTATTCACGAGGCATTTCTGTATGAGATATATGACGTGTCAAAATAGTCAACCTACGAGTAAGTATTTCAAAGGTAGACGTTGTTATGAAGAAGTTTTGGTAGAAGAACATACCAAATCTGTTCTTTGTTGGAAGTGTACTGCAATGATGTTACCACCACCTGAAGAAAAGAAGGTTAGTGGTTATCCTCGTGGATGGAAGTTTATGTCTGAATTTGTTGACAAGGATGGTAATGTATATCATAAAGGTGAATTACAACCTGAATTGTTTGGAGCGTTACCACCAAGTGAAATAAAAGAATCAACAAAAGAAAGAAAAAAGAAAAAAACAATAGACGATAAAATTAACGATGAATTTGCAAAGTTAGTTCAAAGTGGTAAGAAAAATAAAGTTACTAAAAAGACCGTGAAGAAAACTACGAAAAAATAAAAGGAGTAGAATTATGGCAGGTTTCTATGATGATGATGAAGAAGAAAACACACAGAAGTCAACTGTAAAGAAAACAGAAGATAAAGGTGAAGACTTACCTGTGAAGTGGAAAGAAGCTCTTTCCCAAATTGACTACGGTATTGATGTAGAAAGTTCAACTCTGTATATGTTTGGTGATATTGCAGATGGAACTCTTTATGATTTTATGTTGAGAATAAAGGCAATTCTTCACATGAGAGATGACGAGAAGAAGAATAATCCAATTAACATTATCATCAATTCTGACGGTGGTGATGTATACGAAGCACTCGGTATGATTGACTTTATTCAATCACTCAACGTAAAGGTAAATACAATTTGTAGGGGACGTGCTATGTCTGCCGCCGCTCTACTTCTCTGTTCAGGTACAGGTGTTCGTGCCGCTTCAAAGAACAGTACAATCATGTTCCATGAGATGTCTTCGGGTATCTATGGTAAGTCATCGGATATGAAGGCAAACGTACAACACATGGAAAAGTTGGAAGAAGTTCTCGTTCAGATTATGAGTGAAAACTCGAATAAGGATGCAAAGTTTTGGAAAGAAACAACACTCAAAGATTATTATCTATCACCTGAAGAGGCACTCGGACTTGGTGTAATTGATTCAATCATCGAGCCAAAATTCAAGAGAGGATAATATGGAGTTTTTAGTTGGATTCCTAATACTTCTTGTTTTAGGTGCAAGTTATGTTATCTACAACCTATATGACAAGTATAGTAAGTTAGAAACTATTGCACAGGAAAATGTAGATTTCATTATGTCAATGCGAAATAGAGTCCTCAGTCAACAGTCTTATCTAAAACAATTAGACCGAAAGGGTGCATTTGAATCTGATGACGAGACTGGTTATTTCTTCAAAGAGTTGAAGAAAATAATAAACGATATTGCTCTTTATCTTGAATTAGAATCGGAACAGGATGATGAAGAAAAAGACGTTCGTGGCACAGTAGGGAGATTCTGATGGAAGTGAAAAAGAAAAAACAGAACGTCTATTTTACACAAGAAACAGAAGACGCTATAAACGAATATAATCGTTGTGAAGATCCTATTGAACGAAATATCATTTACACTAAAAGAATTCATCCAGCGTTCTACAAACTATCTGAGATAATGATTCACCGATTCAAGTTTTATAACTTTGATGTATCACATGAAGACGTAAAACATGAAGTTGTTGCCTTTCTTCATGAGAAGATCGGTAAGTTTGATGGTGATAGTGGCTTCAAAGCATTCTCATATTTTTCTATTGTTGCAAAAAACTATCTGATTGCCGAGAACAATAAAAACTATTATCTTTATAAAAAAAGACACGCTATCGAGTCAATAGATTCTGAACGTAACATCGTAAACGAACAATTACGAATCGAGTTTGTAGATGAACAGAGAGATTTTATTGATATATTTGTAGACATAATGGAACAATTTTTACCACTCATATTTACAAAGAATAGAGACCTACAAGTTGCAGATTCTGTACTTTATCTCTTCAAAACTCGTGAAAACATAGAGAACTACAATAAAAAAGCACTCTACATTCTAATTAGAGAAAGAACAGGCATAAAAACACAGTACATCACAAACGTAATTACAAAATTCAAACTAATCTACGGCAGACTTTATCAGGCATATACTGAAGGTCAAAACATTGCAGATATGGATTGGTTCGATATACAAGACATTATTGAGGACTAACATAGTTATAGTTATATGAGCTTTGATACAGAAATATTCGGAAGTAAAAAGTTCTCGGATTTACTAAAAGATATTTACGAGAACCAAAAAAAGAAAGACCGCCAGATAAACCTTCTGATTGCGGACTTGAAGCCACTTATTACAAATATAGGTGATGCGGCACTTCTTGTTCCCGTAATCAAAGATTATATGGAAGTATCGGTCAAGAATGATGAACATCTTGTAAAACTCGCTGCTGTTATTCAACGAATGGTTTCAAATAAGACCGAAGAGGGAAGTTCGTTCTTGACAGATGAAGAAAAGGATGCTCTTCTAAAAGAGATCAAAAACATCGGTGAATCAAACGAGGTAACAAATTCAGATGAACTTTCAAAAGATAATACTTAACGCAGAAGAATATGAATGGGCGCCAGCTGAAGTCGTATCCGTAGATTACGAAACTAAAACTCCTAGTCGCCTATATACAATACTGTGTAAATTTTTGAATACCGATTCTGCTGCCTCTCCAACAGACCTTATTCAGGCAAGACCAATAAATGCAAACATCAAACAAATACCAATAAAAGGTGAGATTGTTTTTGTTTGCAAAGCACCAACTCAATATCACTCTGGTGCAGGTTATGGTCGAGAATTTTATTATACATCACCAATATCCATTCAATCATCTGTTCACCAAAACGGATTACCTGGTGCAAATAAAGTCGTTTTAGATGATCGTAGTAACACACAAAAAGCTTCCGATGCACAGTTGGGTCTAACATCTAAATTAACAGATAGGACTAATGTAAAGGATATAATCGACCCGACCTTTCCGGAAAGAACAGATGTCTTCCCAATACAACCATACTCGGGTGATATTATATTCGAAGGTAGATGGGGTCAGTCGATTCGATTAGGTTCAACTGTTGATACAAGAAGACGTTATCAACAAAATCCTACGTGGGGTATTGGAACTGGTGCAACGGGAAATCCTATTACCATTATTTCAAATGGAACTAACCCTAAAAAAAATGAGAAGACTTTCAATCAATTTCACATTGAGAGTCCAGATAATGATGATGCATCTATCTGGCTTACATCAGGCCAGTCCGTAAAATTCACACCCGCCTCGAAGTACACCCCGTCTATTTTTGACAAGGAAATTGGACTATTTAGAAAGAACTTATTTGGTGGCAATCAAATTATACTTGCTTCTGACCGTATTGTTCTAAATGCAAATAAACAAGAGATTGTTGGTTTTTCAAAAGCTGGTATTGGATTTGCAACAGAACAAACTCTGGCACTGAATGCAAAAAATATTGTAGAGCTAGAAGGTGGTAGGATTTTAATAGGATTCAATGCAACCTCACCTATGATACTTGGCGATAGGTTGTTAGATGTCTTGAAATTATTTATGGATATAATAATTGACATGAATCAGTCATTGACAAGACTTCAAGTTCCAACTGGAGTTGGTCCGTCTGGCACACCATTGAATAGTGGTGACTATGTATCTTATGTGAATAACATAAACAAACTAATAAGAACTTTACCAGACTTAGCCAGTAAATTTGCATTTGTAAATGAGTTTTCTGGTGGGCCAAATCAATCCGATAAAAATAGATTTGATGATTTGAAAAAGAATAACTTTATAGTAAAACTACCTGCAAGACAGCGTGGTGATGGTTCATCTATTTTATGATGTAATACGGTAAACTATAATGGCAACAAGAGAAGAAATATTGAGTAAATATGAGGATGACAAAGAAGATAAAAATGTTCAGCTACAAACTGTATTATCTTCACGTATAGGTCAACTTGCAAAAGAAAATTCTGCGGGAATAAATAACACAAATGTAAAAATTATAGGTCAAATATTTACCCCAATTTTCTCTTTTCATCGTTCAACACCACTTATTAAATCTACTATACGGCGTTCAAATCTAGCAGTAAAGTCTGAATTAGAAAAGGAATTTCAGAGACTTGCAATTTCAGATTTCGAAAATACAGATGGAGAACCGGACGCATATATTCTTGTTGAATGTAGATTATATCAACAATCATCAGTGAAGTTTCAAGTAACAGTTGAGGAATCGGTTTATTTGAGATTACCAGGAGAAAGAAGCTTCTCTAAAATTCCTGGTGTATTATCGTTTGGAAGATCAGAATCTATTGTTCTATCATCAGAAAGTAATGGATTTGAGGAACTAAAAATAAAATTATCAGGTATATCATATCCAATAGAAAGTTTAGTTTCAAATAGAAGATTTGAAATCTATAATCAAGAAGTCAATATAAACTTGGAAAATAAGAAGTTACCACCTATAGGCCCTATGCCTATACTTGTTTATTCGATATTTCAACTTCAAGATTTTAGTACAATTTTTCCAAAACCAGATGGATTAGATGCTCCACCTTCTGTTCCTGAAACACCAAGTGTACCAACTCCACCTTCTGTTCCTGAAACACCAAGTGTACCAACTCCACCTTCTGTTCCTGAAACACCAATTGTACCAGACATTCCATCTACACCAACCCTACCAACCGATGGTAAAAAATACTTATCAATCGAGGCGATAAAAAAAGATGACCCAGTAGTAAAACCAACACCGCCGGTAAGTAAAATAATTTCAGTTCGTCGAATTGAGGATAGTGAAGTTGAAGACTATTATAGTCGTAACGAACTAAGTACTATAAAAACGGAAACTGTATCTAATAAACAAGGTAGTTTACCAGATAAACCGTTGGGTGATAAAAATCCAATCGTTGTAAGTAATGAAAAAAAGGAAAAAGATAAAAGAACTGAAACTCAAAGATTAGCAGAAGAAGCTGACTCACTTGCAAAAGAAACTCCAAAAGAGAAATCTTCAACAAGTGTGTCCGGTCCAAATCCTGGTTTAAAAGATGGTAGAGCTGTACAAAAAGATGAACTTTCAAAACCAGTCCCTGCTGATAAAATACCGGAAAAACTTGAAGATAAATATAATACAGAAATTGATGAATTTAAATCATGGGTTAAAAAAAACCCTGTAAAAACAGGTGATACTTTCATATGGAATCGAGTTCCAACTGAATTACCATACCCTCCTAATAAACAACCCGATTTATCTAAAGATCTCACATCTCCAGATAGATATAAAAGTTTGTTCGATTGGGGAACTAGCATAAAAAAATTCTTTTCAGGATACGAAAATAAAATAAAATCACCAGTTGACATTGCATTACTGTGTAATACGGATACTGTTGGTGGATTCAATAAAAATGCACCTTATATCTTTGATGAGGGTTCTGAAATACACCTTTTGTTCATAAGAAATGGTGGGTATAGAACAGAAAATGAAAAAGGTGTTATCGGGAAAGCTATTGCAACTAAAGCTTCTAAAAAAGATCCTGTAAAATTAGATGCCAATTGGGCTCAAAATCCATATTGGTGTGGACTAACTGTTGATTTTATGTTATACAATAATACCATATATCAGTCAGACGAAACATCACTTCCGATTGTTGGTACTGGTAAAATTTTTGAATACTTTGATAATTCTCCTTTAAATCCAGATGGCGGAACTGAATCTAAAAAGAAAAAAACACTTGAAACTATAAACAGTGAAATTTCTTCTAGAAAAAAAACAATATCAAGTATTGAATCTAAACTTAGTCGTAAAGGCGGTCTATACGATACTAAAAATAGACAACTGAAGGAATTAACAGAACTTCAGGCGGATAATCTAGTCCAACCAAGTTCAAGAGGTCGGGTTTCTGAAAACAGTAAACTTAAAACTTTAGAAAATACTGAACGTATTATAAAAACTAATGAAGATGCTAAATCGACTTTAAATAATGAGATATTGGAATTGGAGACAAAACGAGAGACCATAAAAAATACACCAAATTCAAAATATAACGTAGATGGAACTGTTGCAAAGTTTGAAAAAGGGGTGCATTTTACAAATACTGATGGGGGTCTCACACGTGAAGGGTTGGAATTGTGGGATAAAATAAAGGATTGGCCAGGTGCATATATTGTAAGACGCGGAGCGGAGGGCGGTCATACAGAATTATTATTACATTTTGGAAAAAATGGTAAACTATTTGTTATATTTGGTAATTCTGGTTATGGTAACAATGGGCCGAGAAATGGAACAACTTTAGGATTTAAATCATATGATACAATTGGTAATTTTGGCGGTAACACTATCTTTATTGTGAAACGTGGGGCAAAAAATCCATATACAAATGGTATCGGTGTGAGTTTGAAGAAAACAGAACTTTATCAAGAATATACTCAACGTTTGAAAGATGGTGATAAAAAACTTGGCATAAAAAAATCGGGCCAAGGTAAATATGATAACACATTTAACTTATTACGTGAAATAATGGAGATCTAAAATGAGTTTAGATAAACTACTAAAACAAATACGAAGTATCGTTCGTGAAGAGATAGAATACGCTCTTGATAAAAAAATAACCGAGTCTAAAAAGAACGATGACCGAAAGGTATTACAACATGGTATGAGTTTGATGAAAGAACTTTCTACCACGAAAAAACAACAACAAAAAGAATCTAAAACTATTCGACCACCAAAGACAGGATTGAATAGTATTCAAGATATTCTAAATGAAACAAGAATGTCAATGGAGTCTGCCATGTACGATGATGAATATCCTGAACTAAGATTCTCATCCGATTCGATTCCAGCTGGCAGGGGCTCGATCAATATGGTACCGGATGGATATAGTGAAACGGAGATAACTCCCGAAGTTTCCAAGGCACTAACTCGTGATTATTCATCTCTCATGGCAAAACTAAATGAGAAAAAAGGAGCATAATAATGGCATTCAGAAGAAAAACTCTTTTATTGAATCCTGTTGATCAAAATACTTCACAAGTTCAAGATTTGAGAAGACATGGAACCGTAAAACCAATAGGTGTAACTTTACCGTTTAACAATCCAAGTGGCATCTTCAATAAGAGTTTTACTAACAAAGAACAAGTATTGAGTAATCTAAAGAATTTATTACTAACTGCTAAAGGTGAAAGATATTTTGAACCAGAATTTGGTACAGATATTAGAACAATACTTTTTGAAAATATAACCGATGAAGAAGACTTTTCATCCAGATTGCGTGGTGAAATCGAAGGAGCTATATCAAGATGGCTCCCATATCTTGTTATAACTGATATAAATGTAAATTTGAATGTAAATGAAGATGGTAGAGTAGACGATCCAAATCATGCAGTGGGTATTTTCTTACGTGTACTTATATCTGGAACAAACATATATTTACCAATACGGATATTTATATCAGAAACGGCAACTATTCGTGTAATTGAAGAGGCTCAAAACTAATGGCAGATTTAGTAAAAAAAGATATTCGTTATCTTGCTAGAGATTTCGGAACACTTCGTCAAAATCTTATTGATTTTGCAAAGAACTATTTTCCAAATTCGTACCAAGATTTCAACGAGTCATCACCGGGAATGATGTTCATGGAAATGTCAGCCTACGTTGGTGACGTATTGTCATATTATACAGACGTTGCTTTACAAGAATCTATGATTTTACAGGCGTCTGAAACTCAGAATATCTTGAATCTTGCTCAGTCATTTGGATATACTCCCAAGACATCTGTTGCCGCAAATGTTTCTCTTGATGTGTTTCAAATTATACCTGCAATTGGGAGTGGTGTAAATAATAGACCAGATTGGAATTACGCCTTTGCAATAGAACCTGGTATGCAAGTAGCAGCAGAAAATGATAATGGTATTCAATTTAGAACTATTGAGTATGTAGATTTTAGATTTAGTAGTTCGTTTGATCCAACTGAAATTACAATTTTTGAAGTTGACGATATAACAAACGAACCAACATTTTATCTACTGAAGAAATCAGTAAAAGCTGTTTCGGGAGTTATAAAAACAACCGAATATGTATTTGGTTCACCAAAACCATATGATAAAGTGATTTTACGTGACGATCGAATTATTGAGATTCTATACGCTATAGATTCTGACGCAAATAAGTGGTATCATGTGCCTTACTTAGCACAAGATACTATATTTGAAGCTGTTCCAAACATTCCAAGAAACGATAGTTCACTAAATTTACATAGAAATGAAACACCATACCTTTTAAAACTGAATAAGGTATCGCGTAGATTCTCATCCCGAGCATTTGGTAATAACTTTTCAAGTTCATACGAAATAAATTTTGGAGCCGGTGTTTCTGATTTTGATGATGAAGAAATAATACCTAATCCAGATTTGATTGGATCTTCACTGAGTGGAATAGAATCATCAGCTTCACCAAACATAGATCCATCAAATTTCTTATACACAAAAACATATGGACTTGCCCCTAACAACACAACACTGACTGTTTACTATACACAAGGTGGTGGAGTTAGAGATAATGTCAGTTCAGAAATTTTGACACGCGTGATTACAAGAACGATAACGTTAGACGAAACGGGATTAGATACAACACTATATAATCAAGTTATTGGTAGTCTTGCAACAACAAACCCACAACCAGCAACAGGTGGTATGGACGGGGAAAGTATAAATGAAATTCGTCAGAACGCATTAGCTTCTTTTGCTTCACAAAATCGTGCTGTAACAAAAGAAGATTACATTATACGATCATACAGTTTACCACAAAGATATGGTTCTATTGCAAAGGCATATATCACAAAAGATACACAATTGACAGAAGAATCTATTTTCAACAGTGATAGAGTTGCTAATGATTTAGCATTGAATCTATATGTGCTTGGTTATGATGCAAATAGTAAACTTACAAGTATAAATGATGCAACAAAGGAAAACTTAAAAACGTATATCAATCACCACAGAATGTTAACTGATGCCATAAACATAAAAGATGCTTACATAATAAACATCGGGGTTGAGTTTGATATAATTACATTACCAGATCAAAATGGAAACCAAGTTATTCTAAGATGTATAGACAGACTGAAACGTTACTTTGATATAAAGAGATGGCAAATAAATCAACCGATTGTTATAAGTAACATTTTTACGGAACTTGATAGAGTCGATGGTGTACAAACAGTAGTTGGTGTGCGATTTGTAAATTACTATGATACAACACTTGGTTATTCGCCAAACGCTTATGATATTGAAAGAGCAACAAAGGATGGTATTATATTTCCATCCCTTGACCCATCAATTTTTGAAATCAAATATCCTGATAACGATATTATCGGTAGAGTGAGGGCATTCGGATGATATATACCATTTATCCAAAGTTTGATGCAACTATCTATGAAAAAACAGAATCTCTAAATACGGGAATAGACCAAATATTAGAGCTGTCACACGAACTTGTTGGTAGTTCATCCAAGTATAATAGCCGTATTGTTATGAAATTCGATGTCTCAGATATTGAATCACGAGTAAACTCCGGTAAAATATCACAGAACGCAAAATACTATCTACAACTCAGAACTGCTGATGTAAGAGA